ATGTCGACCAGCATCGCCCAGGCGTTCGTCAAGCAGTTCGAACGCGAGGTCCACGAGGCCTACCAGCGCATGGGTTCCAAGCTGCGCAACACGGTGCGCAGCAAGAACAACGTGCAGGGCGCCTCCACCGTCTTCCAGAAGGTCGGCAAGGGCGCCGCCTCCACCAAGTCGCGCCATGGCGCGGTCCCGGTGATGAACCTGGACCACACCCCGGTCGAATGCGCGCTGTATGATTTCTATGCCGGCGACTGGGTCGACCGGCTGGACGAGCTGAAGACCAACATCGACGAGCGGCAGATCATCGCCAATGCCGGCGCCTATGCGCTGGGGCGCAAGACCGACGAGCTGCTGATCGCCGAACTGAACAAATCCGTCAACTATGCCGGCAGCGCCACCGATGGGCTGACCAAGGCCAAGATCCTGGCCGCCTTCGAGATGATGGGCGAGGCCGATGTGCCGGACGACGGCCAGCGCTTCGCCGTCGTCGGCTGGAAGCAGTGGAGCCAGCTGCTGGGCATCGAGGAATTCGCCAGCTCCGACTATGTCGGTTCCGACGAGCTGCCCTGGCGCGGCACCCAGGCCAAGCGCTGGCTCGGCACGCTGTGGCTGCCGCATTCCGGCCTGACGCTGAGCGGCAATGTCCGGCTTTGCCACTGGTATCACAAGACGGCGGTCGGCCACGCGGCGGGCGCCGACGTGAAGACCGACATCACCTGGCACGGCGACCGCGCGGCGCATTTCGTCAACAACATGATGAGCCAGGGCGCCGCGCTGATCGACACCACCGGCGTTGTGACCCTGCGCTGCCTGGAGAGCTGAACTTCGCAGATTGAGCATCCTTTCAGGCACTGAAGCCGCCACGGCATGAGGCGATGTCTTGCCCGCCTCTGACCGCCGTTCCGGCGGCCCTGATCGGAAACTGCCAAGAGCCCAGCGAAACTCGCCCGCATTACGACTTGGCGTTCGAGGTGGACGGCATGGGTCAGTCAGCCATGTCCCATCCTGCCCTCATGTGGCGTTCGGTGGCCAGCCTCGACCTATTCAACCAACCTATGGAGAGCCCTCATGACGACCTGTTCCTGCCTTGTCCCCACCGGTGCCCTTCTGGCTTTCGGCGGCGCCATCGCGCCAGCCGGTTATCTGCTGTGCGACGGCAGCGCAGTCGACCGCACGACATACAGCGATCTGTTCGCTGTTCTCGGCACGTCGTTCGGTGCCGGAGATGGCGCGACCAGCTTCAACCTGCCGGACCTTCGCGGACGCGTCCCCGCCGGCAAAGACGATATGGGAGGGACGGCCGCCAACCGGCTGACCTCCACAGGCTCCAACATTGCCGGAACCACGCTCGGGGCGTCGGGCGGCGCCGAGACGCACACGCTGACGACAGCCCAGATGCCCAATCACTATCACAGCGTCTATCCACATGCCGGTTATGTCTTGCCGTCGTCTGGCACGCGCGGGGCCGGCAGCGAGGATCCTTACGCCACGTCCAACGTGTCATCGTCCGCCACCAGCAGTGTCGGTGGTGGACAGCAGCACAACAACACGCAGCCGAGTCTAATCACCACCTATATCATCAAGGCGTAAAGTAGGGTTTGCTTGATTAGATAGCAAGTTCCATGCCCCTTCTTCTTGCTGCTGTCTTCATATTCTCCGTGACGGAGCCCGCTCGCTGAAAACAGCCCAGCGCTTCCCATGCACCGTAGCTTGCTGGCCGAATTCCTTGACACGGCGTGTCGCGAGATATGTCCCAACCTTCATTTATGGAGTCTTCGATCCATGGCCTATGCGTCCAAGGATTTGAGCGTGCTTGCCTACGCGAACGGCTTCACGCTCTGGCACTACACCACGGCCGATGCGGCGACCGACATCGACACCGCCGGCTATTTCAACGGTGCGGCCGACCTGCTGCGGGTGGGCGACATGCTGCTGGCGAACTGTGCGGTCGGCGGCGCGACGCCGGCGACCGGCGTGCTGGTGGTGGCGGCCAGCGCCAACGGAGCGGTCGACGTCGCCAACCTGACGCCGTTCGGCAGCGCCAACGGCGACTGATCCGCCGAAAGGGAAGGGCGCCGCACGTCGACCATAGAGGGCGGCGTCTTTCCGAAACCCTGGAAAGGGAGACCGTCCATGGCCTTGACCGCCATCGGCCTGTGCGGCCGCGCGCTGATCAAGCTCGGCGCCACCGCCATCGCCTCCTTCGACGACGGCTCCGCCGAGGCGGAGGTCGCCGCCGCCCTCTATGCGCCAACGCGCGACGCACTGCTGTCGGCCAACGCCTGGAGCTTCGCCAGCGTCCAGGCGACGCTGCCGCGGCTGGCCGAACCGCCGGTCGCCGACTATGCCTGCGCCTTCCAACTGCCGGCCGATTTCCTGCGGGCGCTGGGGGCGGGGGGCGACGGGCGGGGGCGCGGTCTGTCCTATCGCATCAGCGGCCGGACGCTGCTGTGCGATGCCGGCGCCGTCACCCTGTCCTATATCGGCCGTCCGGCGGAGGAGCATTTCCCCGCCTTCTTCGATCAGGCGCTGATCGCCCGGCTCGCCGCCGAGTTCTGCCTGCCGCTGACCGAAAGCTCGACGCGGGCGGAGCTGCTGGCCCAGCTGGCCGAGAGCGAGTTCCGCCGCGCCCGCCAGATCGACGCCCAGCAGGACAGCCAGCCGGGCTTCGAGGACTTCACCCTGATCGATGCGAGAGCATGAAGGGGAGGACGTTATGGGACGGCTGCATCAGGTCAAGACCAACTTCACCGCCGGCGAGGTGTCGCGCCGCCTGCTCGGACGCGGCGACCTCAAGGCCTACGACAACGGCGCGCTGGCCCTGCGCAACCTGTTCATCGACCCGACCGGCGGGGTGACGCGGCGGTCGGGTCTTGCCTTCACCGCGCTGGCCCGCGGCGACGGGCGGCTGGTGGCATTCGAGCGGAACAGCGAGCAGACCTATCTGCTGGTCTTCACCGACCGCTGGATCGACGTGTTCCAGGGCGGGAGCAAGCTGGCGTCGGTTGCCGCGCCCTGGACGTTGACGCAACTGGCGCAGATCACCTGGACGCAGAGCGCCGACACGCTGCTGGTCTGCCATCCCGACCTGCCGCCGCGCAAGCTGACGCGCGGCGACGACGGGGCCTGGACCCTGGCCGAGTGGGCCTTTGCGGTGGAAGGGGAGCTGGTGCGGACACCCTTCCACCGCTTCGGCGATCCGGCGGTGACGGTGACGCCGTCCGGCACCGGCGGGGCGATCACCGTCACCGCCTCCGCCCCCGTTTTCGACCCGCGTCATGACGGCACCCGCATCCGCATCGAGGGCAAGCAGTTGCAGGTGACCGGCGTGGTATCGGCCACCCAGCTCAACGCCACGGTGAAGGAGACGCTGGCCGACACCCAGCCGACGACGCAATGGGAGGAGCAGGCCTTCTCGGCATTGCGCGGCTGGCCGGTGTCGGCGGCCTTCCACCAGGACCGGCTGGTGATCGGCGGCTCGCGCGACCTGCCCAACCGGCTGTGGCTGTCGCGCTCCGCCCAGATCTGGAATTTCGATCTGGGGGAGGGGCTGGACGATCAGGCCATCGAATTCGGCATCCTGTCCGATCAGGTGAACGCGGTGCGCGCCGTCTTCTCCGGCCGGCATCTGCAGGTCTTCACGTCGGGCGCCGAATATATGGTGACCGGCGACCCGCTGACCCCGCAGAGCATGCAGGTCAACCGCCAGACGCGCATCGGCTCGCCGATGGACCGCGCCATTCCGCCGCGCGACGTGGAGGGGGCGACGCTGTTCGTGCCGCGCAACCGGCGCGAAATCCGCGAGTTCCTCTATACCGACACCGAGGCGGCCTATCAGGCGAACGACCTCGCCCTGCTGGCCCGCCATCTGCTGTCCAGCCCGCGCGACCAGGATTACGACCAGAACCGCCGGCTGCTGTTCGTCGCGATGGAGGACGGCACGCTGGGGGCGCTCACCGCCTACCGGGCGGAGGACGTCACCGCCTGGACCCTGCTGGAAACCGATGGGGCGGTCCGCTCCGTCGCCGCGGTGGGGGACGAGGTCTATACGCTGGTGGAGCGGCGCGGCGTGTGGTCCATCGAGCGGTTCGACGATGCGCTGAACCTCGATGCGGCGATCGCCGCCGAGCGGGGTGAGGCAACCGCGGTCTGGGGCGGGCTGGCGCATCTGGAGGGACGGACGGTCGCAATCGTCGCCGACGGGGTGATCCGCAACTCCGTCACCGTGCAGGCCGGCAGCGTCACGCTCGACCCGCCGGCGCGCAGGGTCGAGATCGGGCTGCCCTATACCCACCGGATCGAGCCGCTGCCGCCCAACCTGCTGGGTCAGGCGACCGGGGCCGACATCGTCCGGCTGGTCGCCGTCACCTTCCGGCTGGAGGAGACGGCGGCGCTGCGCGTCGATCTGGGGCGCGGGTTGCAAGAACTTCCGCTTCACCGGCTTGGTCCGCAACCCACCGGCGGGGTGCCGCCGCGCGTGTCGGGGGACAGACGGCTGCGGGCGCTCGGCTGGCGCCACGACACCAATGTCCCGCTGTGGCGCATCGAACAGGATGCGCCGCTGCCCTTCACGCTGCTTTCCGTGACCATGGAATTGAAGGTGAACGACTGATGGGTGGAATTGCTCCCCTCGTGACCACGGCACTGCCGCTGGCGAGCTCGGTCATCGGCACCGTGCGCAGCGCCAGTGCCGGCCAGTCCGGTTCCGCTGCACAGCAGGCCGCAGCCCAACAAGCCGCTGCCGAACTGGAATACAAGCGCCAGCAGGACGCGGCACAGGCCGCCGCCGCACAGGCGGCCCTGGAACAGAAGTACCGCGAGGAAGCGGCGGCGGCCGAACGCAACGCCCAGGCCGCCGCCGCCGCCCGCCAGCAGCAGGCCCAGTTAGAGGCCGAGGCGCAGGCCCGCCAGTGGAGCCATGACGCCGAGTTGCGTCAGCGGGAGCAGGAGCTTCAGCGCCAGAAGGACGAGGCGGCCGCTGCGGCGGCTGCGGCGGCGCGGGCGAAGGAAATGGACGATTACCGCTCCTCCCAGGAGCAGACGCTGGCGCAGCTGCGCGCCAGCCAGGAGCAGACCGTCCGCGCCAAGGAATCCGACGCCCAAACCCAGCTGGCCCAATTGACCGCTGCGGCGGATGCGGCCGAACAGCGGCGGCTGGCTGCCCTGCGTCAGGCCGTCAGCAAGACGCGCGCCGGGCTGGGGGCGCGGGGCGTCACGGCGCAGGATGGGTCGGGCGAGGCGATCCTGCTGGGGCTGACCAACTCCAGCGAGACCGAACGGAAGGGCGCGCAGGCGACCGACCAGCTGAAACGCGCCGCCATCCAGCAGAGCCTGGACGAGGCCAAGCGCCGCAACCTGCTGGAGTTGTCGCAACTCGCCGACCGTCAGCGGCTGGAATACATGAGCAAGTTCTTTTGAGCGCGCTTGTGTGCGTATTCGCGGAGATCCCCGATGTCCACGTCGCTTCTCATCCCGCGCGGGATCCCGCGCGTGCAGTATCTTGCCGACGGCGCGCAGCGGGTCTTCACCTACCCGTTCCCGATCTTCGCCGACGAGGATCTCCAGGTCTTCCTGGGCGCCGCGCTGCAGAGCACCGGCTATGCGGTCGGCGGGGCCGGCGCCGGCGCGGGCGGGGCGGTGACCTTCGCTGCGGCGCCGGCGGAGGGTACGGTGGTGCTGCTGCGCCGCCGGCTGCCCATCGAACGGCGCAGCGATTTCGGTGAAAGCGGGCCGCTGCCGGCCTCCGCCCTCAATGGCGAGCTGGACCGGCTGACGGCGATGCTCCAGCAGGTGGCGGGCGATCAGGAGCTGATGCTGCGCTATGCCGACAGCGACCTGCCGGCCTCCCCCCTGCTGCCGGAACGGGGATTGCGCCAGGGCAAGCTGCTGGCCTTCGACAGCGCCGGCAACCCCACGATCCGCCCGCCGGTGGACGAGGAGGCGCTGGCGACCTATCTGCCGCCGGGGGCCGGGGCCACCGCCCGGCCGGTGCGCGACAAGCTGGCCGACCTCGCGTCGGTGAAGGATTTCGGCGCGGTTGGCGACGGTCTGGTCGACGACACGCTGGCCCTGCAGGCGGCGCTGACCTCGGCCCGCGCCGTGTTCGTGCCGCCGGGCACCTACCGCATCGCCAACACGCTGACGCTCGGCTACGGGCAGACGCTGTACGGGGTGGGGCAGGGGTCGGTGATCCGCGGGGCGTCCAACGGCTTCGACCTGATCCATCTGCCGGACGGCTACGCCACCTTGTCGGGCCTGCGGCTGGAGCAGGGCAAGGCGGGAGTGCGGCTGTTCGGCCGCGACGGGCCTTGCGTGCAGAACAGCCTGACCGACCTCACCCTGTGGGAGCCGGAGGTGGGGCTGGTCTTCGACGGCTACATCGACCCGAACCTGCCCTGCTACTGGAACAACATCGCCCGCGTGCTGGTGGCGCGGCCATCACGCCATGGGGTGTGGCTGACGCGGACCGGGGCGGGCGATACGCCGAACGCCAACCGGTTCCATGCGGTGCGCGTCTATTCGCTGTCGGCGCCGATGAGCGGCTGCGGCTTCTTCGTGGAGCAGGGGCGTTTCAACAACGCCTTCTTCGACTGCGAGGCCAATCTGTGGCCGGGGGCGGAGGCCTGTTTCCGCGTCGGCGCCGTCACCGACAAGACGCTGATCGTGAATTTCTACGCCGAGTCGCTGGGCGCCCTGCCGAACCTGCAGCTGGATGCCGGGTCGGTGGAAACGGCGGTGGTCAACCTGTTCTCCGCCGCTGCCGGGCCGGCGATCCTCGATCGCTCGGGCGGGCAATACACCGCGGTCAATGCCGGCTATCCGGAGAAGAACCGGCTTCAGCGCAGCCGCGTCACCGAACTGGTGGTGGAGGCGCTGCGCTACGACACCGACTATGTGGAGCCGGTCCAGGGCGGGTTGGTGGCGCTGGACCTGCGCAGTTCCGTCTATCTGGCCAGCGCCTATGGCGGGCCGGTGGAGTTGCGCCTGCCCAAGGCCGAGGACGCCAACGGCCATGCGGTGACGATCAAGCGCACCGATGCGTCCACCAACCCGCTGACGGTGACGGAGACCGGCGGACCGGGGCCGGACGGGCGGGTGCTGTCGCTCGGCAACCGGTACGATTTCGTCACGCTGGTGTCGAACGGGGCGGGCTGGTGGATCGTCGCCGGCAACAGCCAGCCCGGCAACGCCCACTATCACGACACCCCCGGCCTGTTCGAGCCGGACCTGAACCAGCAGCTCTATCTGGTCAGCGCCTGGAACGGTGCGGTGGAGGTGCGGCTGCCGGCGCCGTCGGCGCCGCATGCGGTGGGGCGGACGGTCACGGTCAAGAAGTCCGACACCGGCGGCAACCGCGTCACCGTCACCCAGGCCGGCGGCGGCGGGCCGGACAGCGAGGCCATCGCGCTGGCCGCCCAGGGCCATGCGGTGACGGTGATGTCGAACGGCGCCGGCTGGCACGTTCTGGGGCGGAATCCATGACGGAGCGGGAGGACGGCAGTTTTTTCGGCTTCGTCGACGGCTGGAACAGGATGGTCGAACTGAAGACCCCCGCCCACCATGCGCGGATGGCAGGATGGCTGGAGGAGCATATGGCCGGGCAGAACCGGCGCATGCTGCTGATGGCCTTCCGCGGCTCGGGCAAATCGACCCTGGTCGGGCTGTTCGCGGCTTGGCTGCTGCTGCGCGATCCCAACCGCCGGCTGCTGGTGCTGGCCGCCGACATGCGGCTGGCGACGAAGATGGTGCGCAACGTCAAGCGCATCCTGGAACGCCATCCCGGCTGCGCCCACCTGAAGCCGCCGGCCAGGGAGCGCGACCAGTGGGCGGCCGACCAGTTCACGGTGGTGCGGCCGATGGAATTGCGCGACCCGTCGATGGCGGCGGCCGGCATCGGCGGCAACATCACCGGCAGCCGTGCCGACGTGGTGATCTGCGACGACGTGGAGGTGCCGCGCAACGCCGACACGGCGGTCAAACGCGCAGCATTGCGCGAACGCCTGTCGGAGCTGGAATATGTGCTGGTGCCGGGCGGGGCGCAGCTCTATGTCGGCACGCCGCATGCGCAGGACAGCCTCTATGCCGAGGAGACCGACGACGGCAGCCCGCCTTTCCTGGATGGATTCGAGCGGCTGGTCCTGCCGGTCTATACCGAGGACGCCGAGGGCAAGCGCACCTATACCTGGAAGGAACGCTTCGGCGAGGCGCATGTCGCCCGCATCCGCAAATCGACCGGCCCCAACAAGTTCACCAGCCAGATGCTGCTGCGTCCGGTCAGCGTCGCCGACGGTATGCTGGATGTCGCCAAGCTCGGCCGCTACGACGCGGAGCTGGTGTATCGCGAGGCGCTGGGCCGTGCGGTGCTGACGCTGGACGGGGTGCGGATGGTTTCCGCCTCCTGCTGGTGGGACCCGGCCTTTGCCCGGCTGGAAGCGGACGGCAAGGGCAAGGGCGGCGACGGCAGCGTGGTCGCCGTGGTTTTCGGCGGCGCCGACAACCGCTTCTACCTGCACCGGGTGCGATATCTGGCGGTCGACCCCCGGTCGGAAGAGACCGAGGCCGACCAGCAATGCGGGCAGGTCTCCCGCTTTCTCGCCGACAACCACCTGTCGTCGATCCACATCGAGATCAACGGCATCGGCCGCTTCCTGCCCGGCATGCTGCGCAAGCGATTGCGCCATGACCGGCTGGCCGTCGGCGTGGTCGAGCAGACCAGCCGCAAGCCCAAGGCCGAGCGCATCATGGAGGCCTTCGACGCCCTGATGGCCGACCGCCGCATGCTGGCCCACCGGTCGGTGTGGGACACGCCGCTGATCCGTGAAATGCGCGACTGGCGTCCGGACGGCAGCTATCGCGGGCCCGACGACGGCCTGGACGCGGTGGCCGGCTGTCTCAATGCCGAACCCTTCCGCTTCGAAGAGGCGTCAGCCCTGCCCGAACGCCGCCCCGATTGGCGGGGTGTCGGCACAGTGGTGGCACCGTCGGACTGGGAGCTTTGAGTCCTATCCTCACCTCAACCACAGGAGACCCCGATGCACGACACCCTGACCGGAGGCCTGGATCTCGCCTGGTGGATCACCGCGGTCGAACTGCCGGCGATGGGCGGTTTGTTCTGGCTGATCGCGCGGGCGCGCAGGGATGCCGACAGCGCGCTGGACGATCTGCGCGCCCGGGCGGAGGAGGCTCAGGCGCAGGTGCGCGAGAGCCTTGCCGCATACAAGCTGGAGGTCGCGAAGACCTATGTCTCCTTCGCGACCCTCAAGGACGTCGAACAGCGCCTGACCGACCATCTGCTGCGGATCGAGACCAAGCTCGATTCGGGCTTCATGCCGTTCGAGGGCGGACGGCGCTGA